TTGACGAGCTGATTGTCTTTCTCGATCTCAACCATCATCTCATCAAGCACTGCTTTCTTGTCTTCAGCTTTTAGCTTAGTAAGTATAACAATGTCTTTGCGTTTTGGTAGCCAAGTCTGATGCCATTGCTTTTCCTGATCTTGGTAACACCACTCGATGTGACCAAAGTTGTCAGAACTAAAACCAAAGGTTACTGGATTCTCAAATTGCTCATGCCACTTCATTAGTCTTGCTCCTTATTGCTTAGTTCGTGGTACTTAACATACTTCAGACAAGCATCGTAGGCTTCCTCGTATGAATCGTGAAAGTGCGAATCTTGAAAAGGGTCGCCCTCCCAATCATCACCACCATCAAAGTCATTTGAATAAACCCAAGTTGTATACACATCTTCATCACCATCCCAATGAACATCAAGAAAATCATGTTTCTTTTCTAGGGCAACAATTTTCTTTCTGTAGCTGTACTCAGTATCAACTGACTGTTCATCTTTCTTGTAAAGTTTTCTAGCTTCAAGCCTTTCGCTTAACTCTGCTTCAAGCTTCTTAATCCTATCTCTTTTATTCTTGATAACAGTATTAGTAGCATCAATCTGCCTTCTTGCTTCTTTTCTTTTTTCAGTCAGATACGTTTTGTAATTTTCATGCCTGTGGTGAACTATCGCATCTGTTGGTGTGTAAAATTTATTTTCCATTGTTTTTCTCCTTATTTAAGTTTTAAAAAAATTTCTCACATCTCCTATACTACACTAATTGTAGAAATATGCAAGTATTAATATGTAGAGTATCGAAAGAAATAAATGTTTGCACAATCCTACAGTTGTGTGGTAGGGTGTCGTTTGTGTTAATCAAAAAAAGAGAAAAATTATGGGAATAATTAAATTACAACTCAACGAAAGGTTGAGCCAACTGGTCAAAGAGGTGGGTATAGAGTATCGCTTGTCTCCTGACCAAATCATACTCAATAGTCTTGACCATTTCATCAAAGATAAGAAAGACTTTTTGGTGGGTCGTCAGTTTGAACTACAAGCAATAGTCAGACAGAAACAGCTGGAGTACGAGAAGTCAGTCAAAGCACTGGAGTTGCACAACGCTACCATTGCTAATTTCGACAGGCAGATAGAACCAACTGTTGTGGTTGAAAGACCAGCAGTGGTAGTCAAGCCTGTAGAGAAAAAAGAGGACAAGCTTTACATAAGAAGAGGTAAGTTTGGTAAACAGGAGTTTGAGTTTACAGACAAGAACCTCAAGACTTTGAAAGATGTACCTCAGTCTTATTACTATGACATCCTAGTTCCACAGTTGCAGATTAAGTTCAATAAGAACAACAAGAAAAGCTTTTACAGTTCTCACTCAAACCAAAAGATGCAGAAAGGTAACATCAAGTGTTGGATAGGTTCTACTGACAAAGTGGATGTGACTACAGCTCGTAAGATTGCAGAGAAAAATGAAACTCTTGTCAGACAAGGCATCGACCCAAGCAAATCAGATTCAGAAGTTGTGACTGCTAATCTGCCACCTCTTGAGACAGACTTGGGTGGCATGATTATGTGGAAGGAGTTTGTTGGTTACAGATACAGTGAACTGGACATTATGGGTATCGCTCTGGAAGACAACAAGGTCAATGTAAATCAGTGTAAGAGAAAGTTTAGAAGTGGTGTCTTTTCAAACACAGCACAGCAAGCTTTCGATATGTGGAAGAATGATAACATGACCATAGGGCAGATTTGTCATAAGCAACTTATGGATGCTGGTACTCCAGAAGAGAAACCATGTTCAGTAGCTAATATGTTGATGAGCAGAATACTAAAAGCGATATGGCACTTTGGTACAGAAGAAGAGAAGAGTTACATATTCAGAGATGGAGGTGAGTCGTGAGAGTTAACCTAACTAAGAAAGATATAGAAGTTCTTTTAGGTGCTGGCGGTTCTTTAGATGAAGCACCTGATGAACTAGACCTTTTTCTCTGCCCAGATGCGGAAGAGATACACAACCAATGGCAAAAAACTAAACCAAAATTATCAAAGGCTTTAGATGAAATGGAGAAAGGCAAATGAAAACACCATACGACAAACTGTTTGAATACTACAAAGACAAACACTGTGTGACTTTCGTTAAGAAAGAAGACCTAGAGTATGTATCAATAGTCGAGGCTTTCGCTGACAGGCAAGAAGCAATAAAGTTTCTGGAGAAGTGCAAGGAGGATGGAACCTACGTTGGGTATGCTGACCTCAGTGCTTTCCCACCTATGGCTGTACAGAAGTGGATAGAGTTACAAGGTGACGCTAAGTTGCCTACGACAGAGGTGCACTGATGAAAAAGAGAAGGATTAGAAACGTAAAACAGCTGGACAGGTTTAGTCTTAATCATGTGCAACAAAAAATCATAGACAGTGACCCTAACAATTTAGGTGAGGTTATGGACAGAAACACAAGAATTTACAGAAGGCTTAAAAAGAAACTCATAAAAAAAGGGAAGCTGGTATGAAAGAAGTTTTACAAACCAAAGGTGTGGTCGCTCATATCAACAAGGTCTGTGAAGATGAGATTGCAACACTGGAAGATAGGTTGCCAGCTGTCACAGACTTACTTGAGAAAGATCAAATCTTGAAAGAGATAGATGCTTTGAACCAAATAGCAGACGATGCTAATAAAAGGGCTGAAAGTATCATTAAAGATTTAGAGCAGATTAGAAAGGAAGAGCAATGATCTCCCAAGCTGCGTATGGTTCAGGTGGCGTAATCCCAGTAAATGTGTGCGACACGTTATCATTGCTCGCTTTGAAGAAGCATAAGACACGTTAATTTACTACTGAGCCTATTTTTATTAACTATGGAGAAAGAAAATGGAAAAATATAACAGCACGTTGGATTTACTGTTCAACTCTAATTACAAACAGGTAGGACCTGATGCACTGAAACGCATTATGAAAAAGAGGCTGGATGCTGACCACGATCTGGTGGGTGGAGCTGACTACGTTATAAGTTTGTGGAAAGATGGTAGGCTCAAGTATCAACAGGATGAGCCTCTGGCTGTGAAAGCGTTGGAGATGTTATGAACAGAAAAATAGCCAATAGAAAGAAACAAGCTATGCTCAAGCGTTACGAGATTAGGAAAGAAAACGAGAGAAAGTTGAAGGGGAAAACTTAATGAAAAAAGTATTTGAAGAAGAATTTGAAGAAAAGATATTTGAAAAGGAATTAGAAAAGGAAATGAAATGGTTGGGTATAGGTTTTATTTTATTTTTTATATTCTTACTATCTTTTGCAATCTTGGTTGTAGCAAATGCAATCTTAGCTGATGTTGAGATATTAAAATTTATAAATAAATAGGAGAAAGAAATGGGTAGACCAAAAAAGAAAATACAGAAAAGAGAATTAGTGTTTAACAAAATAAGTGATGCAATAGATTATTTACAATCAAGTTGGTTTAACTTAATCAAAGTAGTGTCTATAACAAGCTTGGTTGTATTCACGTTATGGCTAGGTCTTATATGGATGCCGACTGTTGAAAGAATAGTCTTTGAAATTAGATACTACTAAGGCTTAATTATGACTGATATAGATATAAGTTTGAATGATAACAGGTCAGCGTATGATAAGTTCTGTGAATCTATGTTTGCCAAGTATCAGAAAGAGAAGTCAGCCAATAGAGAAGACGATGTGCTAACCTATAGCGATTACAGAACACAGCACAAGATGTTTTTGAGACAGAAGTACAGAGAAAAGAAAGCTGACGCTCTTAAGAAGAAACTGGGCTTAGATTGACATGAAACCAGACTTAGAATTTGCAGAGGGTGTCTACAACATCATCACTGGTTTTGTGGATGGTGCTGACTCTGTGCAATCGTTGGAGTCTTACTACTTAGCCAACAAAAATGCTATTGCCACTATGAAAAAGCATAGCGAGGAACATTACCAAAAATTAATACAAAGCTTTAAGGAGGCAAAGGATGCGATTAATAGTAACAGAGTACGACAAGGGCATACTGATCAAGTTGCTGGGGGAGAGGGGCAGAGAGCTTCAAAAGAAGAAGCAGACAGAAGAAGAAAAGAAAGAATTGCAAGGATGTCAAAGGCTCATCCATCAGCTCGCTTTTGGAAGAAATGACAGATAGCATAAAATATCTTTCAATATGTAGTGGCATAGAGTCAGTAGGTGTGGCTTGGAATCCATTAGGTTTTGAGCCAGTAGGCTTATCAGAAATAGACCCATTTAGGTCAGCAGTTTTAGAATATCATTATCCAGAGGTAAAAAATTATGGCGACTTCACGAAAATCCAAAAAACAGACCTTAGAGCACAACCAGATGTCCTTGTGGGAGGAACCCCATGTGCAACCTTCAGCATTGCTGGACTTCGAGAAGGTATCAGTACAGAACGGGGAAACCTCGCACTTGAGTTTATTAAGTTGGCTCAGAGACTCCAACCCACTTGGGTCGTCTGGGAAAATGTGCCCGGAGTCTTGTCATCTAATGGAGGACGGGACTTTGCTTCCTTCCTTGGAGGCTTGGCAGAATGCGGGTATGGGTTCGCCTACAGGGTTCTTAACACTGAGTATGTCAGAACACAACGATTTCCAAGAGCTATCCCTCAAAGAAGAAGACGTGTGTTTGTTATCGGACATATTAGAGACTGGAGAAGTGCAGCAAAGGTACTTTTTGACTCAGCCTCAATGCCAGAGAATCCTAGACCGCTCAGAAGAAAGAGGAGTGGAGCTCCCAAAAAACCTGAAACAAACACTGGAGAGCACAGTGAAGACCAAACCAACTACTGGAGAAAAATAGACAGACAGGGTGTGTATGTAGATGACTCAGTAAATACTGGTGTTGCAAGTACATTGACTGCTGGTGGTAGGTTTTCAATTCAAGAAAATGCTATTTTAGTAGAACAGCCTAGGGATGTGTACATGGTAAGAGACAGCCAGACTGGTTCCAATGGTAAACCATGGATAGATGAAGATGTGTCTTGGTCATTAACAGCTCATGATAGATACACTGTCATTGAAACTAGCACACCTGACAAAACGGCTAGAATACACAAAGATGAAATATCACCTACTCTAACAGCCATGACTGGGGGTAACAGACAACCTATAGTTTTTATAGAAAAAGAAACAACAGACACTGACAACAGCTTGATACATTGTGCTGATGAAGTAGAAATAGTGAAAGTAAGAAAGCATGAAGTTGATGTAGAGGGTTTGCAAAAGGTTTTAAAAGAATCTAAAGACAATAAAAACTACACCATGCAACAAATAGCAGACATGACTGGTGTGAATAAAACAACAGTTGACCATTGGTTTAGGACAGATAATAGTTTTGCCATACCTACAGAAGACATATGGGAAGACTTAAAAAAGGTTTTAGGCATAGAAACCACCAAGTTTGATGCTTCAATTACTGAATTTGAATACAGAGAAGGCAATTATGAGATGTCTAAAAGGGTATATAGCAGTGATGGTGTTTCTCCTACAATCACAGCGAGCAACCCAGATGCAAAAATTCAAATAAATCCAGATGGCACTAACAATGTCATAAGAAGGCTCACGCCAATAGAATGCGAGAGATTACAAGGATTTCCAGACAACTACACACAGATACCATACAGAGGTAAACCAAAAGAAGAGTGTCCTGTTTCTAAAAGATACGAGGCGTGTGGAAGAGCTATGTCCATCAATGTTATGGAGTATATGGGAGACAGATTAAAGAAGGTGCACAATGGGGAGATTTGATTTTGGAAAGGTAGATGACTTTGAAAAACACATAGAGTTATCAATACCAAATTTTTTGACACTGGATAACATATTCAAACATGTTACTCATGAGTTTGCTCAACCAGAAAGCACAGTTGTAGATTTGGGTTGTTCTACTGGCAGATTTTTGAGTGGTTTGACAAAGATAGAAGGTTGTCAGTATGTGGGTGTAGACACAGTAGACATGGAAACCAGAAGAGACAATTTTTTGTTTATAGAAGGTGATGTAGAGAAATGGCTAGAAGAACAGTTGCAGAACACGGCCGTTACTTCAGTTATAGTCAGTATGTTTTTCTTACAGTTCTTAGGTGGAGAAAAAAGAGCTAGAGTGCTTAATCTTATAAGGCATCACATAGAGTTGGGTGCAAAGCTTTTGATTTCAGAAAAAGTATTTCTGGAAGACTCTAGGTTGCAGTCACTCATACACAGGTTGCACATACAAGAGAAAAGAAAAGGTTTTACAGAAAAAGAGATACTGGACAAAGATTTGCAACTATCAGTGTCTATGTTTTGCAAACAAGAATCAGAGCTAGAGGCTGAGTTAAAACAGCTGGGAGCTGTCACCAAGGTTTGGCAGAGCTATAACTTTATGGGTTATGTGGTGCAATAAAAAAGGCTGTTATTAGACAGCCCTTTTTAACTGATTAAGCCTAGACTCTTTCTAACCAGCACTGTTCCAGTTTGTATAGGAAGTTCTGAGCGTAAGCCTCTGGTTCGTGGTCAATACTAATACCACTAAAGCTCTGTGCGATAACTTCGATGAACTCTTCAGCATCTTGAACCAGTGCCTCAAAAAGCTCTTGGTCTGTGGCATCGTTATCTAGTGCATCGTAGTTGTCGTGGTTAGCATTAAAGAACAGATCGCTAGTGAAAGGGTCTACCCACACTTCAGATTCTAGGTTAGTTACGTTTGTCATATTTTTCTCCATTTGTTTATAACAGAGACAGATTACTACTTTATGCACATATGTGCAAGTTTTAATATAAACCTAAATCTACGATACCTTCTGTGGGTTGTTTGGCTGTCCTAAGAGTGGCGATGCCTTTGTTGACTATGCCACCTATGGCAAAGTCAGGTATGCCCTCTAGCAAAATTTTGTTACGCATCTCCTCAGTGATTTTGATGACGTTGGTATCAAGAGATGCAATAGTCTCATCACTCAAAACATTCATAGCTGTTTGGTCTGGACCTACGCTATCTGGAAAGTCTGCGTCAAGTCGTTTTTGTAATCTTTCAAGATAACCTTCTCCAAGAGTATCTTCCACATCAAGCTTACTATTCTTTTGAAACTCACCACCATACTTTTTAGCCAACTTCTCCATAAAGTTTGGTATTTTTTTGTCGTAAAGGTTTTCGTAAAAACGAAAGTTTTTTTCATCTTGTTTAGGAATATCAGTTGCATATCTTTGTTTGATGGGTGCTGAACCAGAGATGGATATAGCTGGCTTACCTTCTTCTACAGCTTGGAGTAACAATTTTTTTACCATCACCTCGTGGTAGTCGTCTTTGTATGGGTAGTTGGGAACTAAGTCATAATCGATACTACTGTTTAGTTTATTAGCTTGACCAGACACTTTAGCTAAATCATAAATAGATTCAAATTCAGCATCAGTAAATTCAAAGTCTGTAAGTGGGTCAAAAGTTTCTGCACTTTTAGGTTTTTGTTTGTTTCTTAAAAAATCACGTAATTCACTAGCAGCGTAAGCTACATCATCATAGGTTGTTTCTGCACCTTTATATACTTTTCCTAAACTTCTTATTTCATCTAGGTCATTAGCGATTCTCATATTATCTGTTAACACTGGTGTGCCTTCTATAATTTGGTCAACACTACGTCTCACTGGGTCTTGTTTTGTGTACAAGCCTTTTTTTATCAACATGTCTTCAACTATGTCAGCTTGTTTAAGTATTTCTTGTTCTTTAATTCTAAGTTGAGACTGTATTTCTTCTAGTTTTTCAGGTGTTTTATAACCATATTTGAAACCTCGTTTGTGCAAGTCTGACTGTAGTTCATCACCATGTAGTGTTTCAGTGCCATCGGCAAGCTTTCTATCTCGAACCAAAGCATGGGCTAAGTAGTTGCCCTCTTCTGGATTTAAACCAGAGTGAGCTAAATTATGTGATTCAGGTGCACCTTCGTAGGTGTATATGATTTCTCTGTAGTTCTTACCACCGGGCAGTGTTTTATCCATGAAACCTTTGTACTGTGTTCCACTTTCTAAGTAGTCAAAGTCAGGGTCATAGTCATCAGCTTCCAGCCTGAAAATGTCATAACCTTCATCTGCCATTCTGTCTCTGAGCTGTATCTGGGCTTCTGTTTGACTGTAAGGTATGTCGTCTGGGTCAGTGACTCTTTTACCATCAACAAATAGTTGATAACCAACCTCTCCATTACCATAGGCAAAAGTGTTGTCGCCTACATTAACACCTGTTGGTATTATTTGTTCAAAGGGGTCTTCCAAGTACATTGCTTTGGCATAATCTTCTATAACTTCATCAACCATGCCTTCAGGTATGTCAGAAAATTTATCAACATTTACATCCCACTCTTTGTTGTAATGATCTCTGAGAGTTAGTGGTAACCAGTCTTCATCAAAGTCATACAACTCGTTTGAGGCATAAGTTTGTTTCATTTCATCTAATTCATACTTCAAGTCTTCTATTTGTGGCTTATATGCCAAAGAACCATCCAGTGGGTCTGTTAATGGTCGAGTAATGTCAAAATCCATTACCTGTCCTTCGCCACCACCTAGAACTTTTTTACCAACCACCACTTTATTGCCACTAATACCTTCTACTGTCTCTCTCAGAGTGGCTTTAGGGTTGGCTTTAATAAACTCTTCTATACCAAGAACTTCTAGTTCCTTTGGTTTAAGGTTCTTGTTTGCCCACTGTACTATGCCTTGACCTTTGAGCTTTGGAGAAGCTTTTTCGATTAAGTCTTTGATGCCCGGTGAAAAAGTACCTTCAGGTGTGTATGCCAGATTGAGGGTGTCTTCTGGTGTAAACATAGGTTGTTTGCCTAGAGTTGCTATGCCTTCTTCTGTTTTTGCTCCCTTGCCAGCTTTACTGCCAGCTCGCATCACCGCACCAAATGCTCCCATTGTTTTTAACAGACCACCCAATGGAGGACCTACATATGGAGCTGCGTATATTGTATCGCCCACTGCACCTAGACCTTGCATACTGGCATCAAAGTAACCACCAAAACCACCACGTTGTAAATTTTCTGCAAAAGAGGGATATGGTTCGTTGGAGAAAGCTTCTGTGACTGGCTGGTCGTATGATGGTAAAGATGGGTATTCACCAAAAAAGTCTGCATAACCAGCACCGGGAGCCAACATACCAGCAAAGTTACTCATCTGCCCCGGACTTGGGGCGTACTCCATAGAAGTTTCTTTAGTGCGTTTAGCTCTATCTACGTTTCGCTGAACTTGTTGTAATAAAATATCTTCAATGGACATTGCACAATTCTATCACCTAAAACAAGGACCAGTAAACCAGACTACGACTGCATAGCGTTCACCAGAGGTGATTGGTTTTATTTTGTGAGGTATAAAGCTACTGAAAGCTACGACATTGCCAGCTGTAGGTCTTTGGCAAGTACCTGTCTCACTGGTACGAAAGCATATTTCGCCACCCTCATAGCCATCATTCAAAACTATGGTCACACTGACTTTTCGTGATATAGGCTTTTCGCTGGAATCTAGGTCGATGTGGTAGGTATAACCATTAGAGGGAGCTTTGTAGTGGAGTATTTGTGCTTTCTCAATGCCAGTCAGATCGTACTTAAAGTAGAGATTAACCATTTGAGCAACTTTTTGTAGGATTTCGTACAAGTTTTCAGCTTCATGCTCAATGTAGTAAACGTCTGCATCTCTGATGGAAGTGTCTGTTACTTCTTTACCATCTTTGTGAACCTTACCTTTGACTGGGATAGCATCCTCAAGGTAATCCATGAAGGCTTGTACTTCTTCACTGGATAGAGCCATACCTGTGACTCCATGTTTTGAGGCGTTCATTTGTACATTAGCTCATATGTAGACCAATTCTTCAACAATATGTCTAACCAGTCATCCATGGACATGATAGCCATTTTTTGATTGTCTACCTCCCATTCAGGATTTATGGCGTGAAAGGGTACTGCCACTCTTGTGGGAATACGATTGAACTTAAAAATCAGGATGGGTATGGTTCCTTCGTTGTCAGCTGATTCACAAACCTGTCGCCACCATTCTGGTTTGAGCCAGTTACCTTCTTTGTAATGTTTGCACTCGATAGAGTGAAATGGAATGTTTATGTCAGAAAGGTTCTTTGTCTGATATTGATCGAGGTTTCGCTTACAGGTTACGTCAAAATTATTTTGCAAAAAAAATTCGTTTAGGATTCCTACTACTTTTCTTTCGTAACTCGCACCCTTGGTTCTTGAATTGATTGGCATGGTCAGGATTTTTTCGATCTAACTTTTTTTATATACATGTGCAAAGTATAGCACTTCTAAAGTGCAATGAGATTTTTTGGTGATTGGGTGTACTCAACTTAGTTATAACTGTAAAAATATTTGCGTCTGCCATATATGGGTGTGTGGGGTCAAATCTAATACTCGTCTACCCAAAAAACCCAGTCTATAGGGTTCCTTTGGAGCATCTGACGAACCAGATTTGATAGAGTGTTGACCCTGTGTTCACACACTTGCACAATCTAGCAAGTAATTGCACATTACAATATAGCTGTAAGTCATTGATTTTATTGGAGTTTTTGGTAAAAAGTGAATTTTTCAGAAAAAAAAAGTCAGTTCTAAAAGAGCACCCCAGAATAAGTTAAATCTTTACTTATCCTTTGGCGAGTAATCTGTAGTTTCTGCTCCCAAAAGCTTGCCCAGTCTTTCCTTTATCTGGTCTTTACTCATGCTGTCTAGGTTAGCGTTTATGTTCAGATTCTGTGACCTATTGATAGACAAACCAGCGAGTTGATTGAGC